CAACAAGAAATTCGGCGCATCCTTTGGGATGGCACACAAGGTGTTGATTGGTCGTCGGAATTCACGGCTAAAGTGGACACATCCCGTGTCACCCCGCTTTACGATCGGACATTCACGTTCAACCCGCGCAATGAGAGTGGTTTTTCTCAGACGTTTCGGTTTTGGCACCGGACTGGGAGAAGCATCGTGTACGATGAGGATGAGTCCGGTGGACATCCTGATACTGGTGGGTCGTACGTGTCTGTCAAGGGAAAGCCTGGTATGGGAGATCTCTACGTGTACGACATCGTGTATCTGGCAGTGCCTGCCAGTACAGGGAATGCATCCATGCAGTGGTCACCAGAGGGAACATATTATTGGCATGAGCGTTAGATTAGACAATGAGAGACTGAGTGAGATGAACTATGGTACAATTTCCGCGCAACCAATTGAGATCCACGTGGCCCACCTCTTCGGGGTCCTCATTCATCAGCCAGATGGTGGGTCGACCCCATGTGATGGTGGTCTTTCCACGGTATTTGTCGGTGACTGTGAATGTTTGCTGTGCGCCAAGCCAACCCTTGTAGGCGGGGAAGAATTGAAAGTTCCCCTGGATGTCGTCCATGACTGCGTACAGTGCGTCATCGATGTCCGATTTGACGTCATCCACGTTGAACTGTAGGCAGCAGTATATGTGACGACCCAATGATCTTGCCCATAGGGTTTTGCCAAGACGCGTCTCGCCCCATAGGATCAGGCTTCGAGGACGTCCCGCTAAGAATGTCACCATCAGTCAGTCTCGCTCTCCCTAAAAACTCCCCCCTCGGGGGGTTGGGGGGGGCCAATTACTCACCAGCTCCAGACAAATTGTCACGTACCCATTCATCGAGTTCTGGAACTCCTGCAGTGCTAAGTTGAACGGACGCGGGGTGCTGGTATTCAACAGCCGGGGGTCGATAGTGCCATTCGGCATAGGCCCGCAGGGAGTTGAAGTTGCAACAAAGCGTTCGTGGTGCCAGCTCTCGAACAAGATTCCAAAACTCGTCCACAGTTGGCGCATGTGCGATTCGAGACCAGACATCGTCAGCTCCCTGAACCTGATCATCGAGGACGAGAGGGAGCCCTCCTGCGACAATGTCTCCGTCCTTGACCGCATAGTCGAGCATCTTTTGTGGTGTGCGACCGCATGGTTGTATATTCGGATGGAAGCCCTCAACATCGAATCGTCGAGGGTTTCGGATGTCGACCTTTCGGCCGAAATCCACGAAAGCGTGGAGATGAGTACCTCCATCAGCATGCTTCTCTCGTGCAATGAGACACTCAGCTGGAAATGACGTAATAACGTCGTGAACAACCCATTCGTCCAGGTCTCCGCATTGAGCGTAAGTGAGGAGGACATAGCGGGCGTGGATGCGGAAGCGTTGCTGACTCATCTTTTCCCCTGGGGAGCGCAGGATAACATTGTCTGCGCTCCCCTGGGGGAAAGGGGAATACCCTCGGGTATTTAAGGACCTCAACCCCCCTCAATTGTGGGTCGGAAAAAATCGCGCAACTTCCATCTTTCATCAACTCGATCATATTCTGAGTCTGGAAGGGATCCACTTTGCGCGATTTTTTGACAGTCGACTATGCCGTCTTGTATGCCCCCTATCAATTCCGATTGGTCTTACGTCAACGGCTCGGATCAAGATATAGACTCTTCACGTTTTAGCACCGACACGTCAGCCACTATTGCATATTGCCCCACATGTCGCGCCGTTCAACCCGACGTCGTCGCTGGACGCGTGCGTCTCGCCGCGCTCGTCTTTTTCGCAAGGCAGCTGCAATTAGAAGTCGAAGAGCTCGCAAATATTTTCGACGTCCCGCTACGCGCCGGAGGATCTTGAACGTCTCTTCTATCAAGAAGCATGATAACATGCTTCCATACGTGGTAGCTCCTGGAGGCGTACCGACACCTGGTCCAATGCAGACGGTAACTGGTTTCGCCTCGTTGTTCATGCCTAGTGCGCGAAAACTAGGGTATGACTCAGCCGGTGAATCCACTCGTGGACGTCAGGTGACCTTTTCGGTGGGGTACAAGGAACGCGTTGAGGTGAATATTTTGGGTGGCGGAGTTTGGAAGTGGAGACGTGTCGTCTTCACTGCCAAAGGACGCATGTTGTACGACGATGTGACGTGGACCGACCCCTATCACGACAAAACACCGGATGTCAAGGGGTGTGATATGGTTAGGCTGATTGCTCAGCCAACCAGTGATCAGCAACAAGAAATTCGGCGCATCCTTTGGGATGGCACACAAGGTGTTGATTGGTCGTCGGAATTCACGGCTAAAGTGGACACATCCCGTGTCACCCCGCTTTACGATCGGACATTCACGTTCA